CCGATGTTCGCCAAGAGCAATTCGGCTCTGTTTCACGGGTCGTGGGCGTTCACTCGGTCGGCATTTGCGGCAGTCAACGGCTATCCATGGATTCAGTCCGGGCAGGACCAGGGGTTGCGAAAGCGGTTCGAGCAGGCCAAGATGCGGAAAGGCGACCCGTTGCAAGACGGCGCGCCGCCGAGCTACATTTATCGGTGGCAGTATCGGCCGAATGCGTGGCACTTGTCGGCACGGGGGCAGTCGTTCGACAATCTGGCGTCCAAGCCTGCGCGGCATGTGGACAAACTGGAAGCGAGATGGGATCGGGACTGGGTTAAACTTTCTTTAGATCGCTAATTCTGCCCGAACCAGCCTCGCATGTCGCGACTGGCCCGCGCCAGTTCCGACATCTGCTTGATCTCGGCAATGAACTCGCTTGCCACACGCGCCGCGTCCTGCTTCGCCATCGTGTCGCTGAGCTGTGCCCCGATCCGAATCCGCTTGGAGAGCGGTAGCTTGTTGAACTCGACCCAGCACTGGTTGCAGAGCGGGATGGTATTGGGTCCGCGCTCGATCATGTGCAGGCATGTCAGGCAATGCTCGGCCATTATCGTCGTCCGTGTCGTAAATCGTCGTCGCGCTGGTATCGAACTGAGTTCCCGGCTCGGCGGACCAGCATCGTATGCACCTTCGCGCCAAGCCCCGCAGTCGCCGAATGGATCAGGTACCGAAGCGCGTCCGCACTGTGATCGTTCCTCTTGAGCGGGATCGGACGCGCGTCGACGGGATTGACTCCTTTTCCGGTCGAGTGCATCCAGCGGTACGTTTGAATTTCCCGCGCCAAGTACGGGCACCGCACGCGATCGATGACCAGGCCCGGTGCGCCGGTGGCAGGCCGAATCGCCAATGCACGCCGCACCGATTCGATGCCGTCATAAACCGCGTTGTTGGCCGCCGTGATCGGTATCCCGCCGTTGCTGAATTCGCGGATCAGGTCCGGGCGTGACGGGTCGGCGTAGGTGTTCAGGTAGTAGGGCGAGTTCTGGTCCCAGTCGTGGCGGTCCTTGATGGCGCGGATGTGGTCGGCCCAAAGCAAGCGCTGATCGCTCGAATGGTACTCATCGTAAACGTACCAGTCCCCGAGCGAGTCGCGAGCGGCCCACAGGCATCGAAACGGGTGCTCTTCGCTGCTGCCCCAGTCGATCGTGCGGAACTGGAAGCAATACGGGGGAATCTCCAGGTGATCGACCAGGTGCAGGGCTGGCCGAAACGCTTGGTAAATGACGCCTTCATACGTGGCGAATATGCCTCGTAGCCGAGTCTCGCGCATTTCGTCCGAAACGGCTCCGTAGAACGATTGGAACCATTCGTCGGTTACGTGCCCGGTGTCCAGTGCCGACTGCGTGTTGAAATGGTGAAACGCCCACGATTTGTACCGATCGTCGCCAGCGCACCAGGCTTGGTAAACCTCTTGGAGCCGGACGGACTTTTCGGGGTCGACCGGCGTTTGCTCAAGGATCACGCTGCCGGGGAAGGACCATTCACGGCACCCGCGCAAGACTTCCTCGAACAGGTCCCACGGAAACTGTTCCGTGAACCAGGCCCCGCCAATAGCGATCGACTGCATCCGATGGCGGCCCTGTTCGTAGCTCTTGAACTCCAGGACCCAATTGTTGGGCGAGTTCGGCTCCTGGGGCATCAGCGGTACGGAGTAGGGCCAATGTCGTTTCTGGTTGAGCCACGTGATGCGGTCCGGTTCGAGCCATTCGTGGGGTATGATCTCGCGCAGTTTCTGGTGCCAGCACGATCCACAAGATTCGTCGTAAGTGTCGCCGATGACCCAGAACGGAGTGTCCGGCTTAGGGGGCGGAGTCGTTCTCAGGAACTCGACCACCTTCTGGGCCGCGACGTAAGTTTTGCCGCTGTTGTGGTGAACGGCCCCGGCCAGTGCGTAGTTATTGTCGCCGGGTACGTGAAAATCGTAGAACTCGTCTGTACGCAGGTATTCAAGCCGGTCGACAGTGCAAAGCATCTGGGACAAAGGCGTGTATTGCAGGTCGATCTTGCGCCGGTGAGCTGTTTCGACAGTGTAATATTCACCGTCCGAGCCCAGTACACGGTGCCCAAGCGTTGAAACAAATGAAAAACCGTTGCTTAGATGAACGCGGTACAGTCGGTCTACACCTTTCACCCACGGAGCCAACGCCGGAGAAGTCCTGAACTCGCGTCCGCTGTAGCTTGTTACATGGAACGGCTTGGCAATCTCGCCTATTGGCGTACTGGTGTTGGTCGAGGGATCGTATATCTCCTGCTCCGCCCCCAAGCACCCGTTCCCGCCAAGTGCAACGGTGATGAACTTATTCGAATCGAAGAACGACTCCTGTTCGTCTCCGTTGATCGGATCGTCTGACCGTGGCTCGAACGAGTCGAATGGGTGGTGATAGAGCCGGTAGACCAGATAGTTCAGCTCTTGGTTGTCGAGCTGCTTCAGTTCTTCGAGCAGGTCCGGGCGCCGGTACATAGCTCGGCGGCAAGACCGGCGTCCGCGCCAGTCGCTGGTCTGTGCCACCTGTTGGAGCCACAATTTGAGATCGTCACTAGGCGCGGATTGGATCAAGTAACTTAGCCTCGTTCGGGTCGTCTGGAAGCTGGCGGATCAAGCCCAAGAGTTCTTTCGGGATGTAGTTCAGGGTCCACTACTTGCCGGCCCACCGCTCCTGGTCGCGATAGACAACGTGCCCTTTCGTGTTGGTTAAGAATCGTCCGCCTCTTCACCCCGTTCGGGATGTTGTTTCTGTTCCGGCAACCGAGCCACATGCTGGTCGATATGCTGAAGCAGCCCCGAGTACATGGACTCGCTCGTGCCCTGCCCCAGCCGCAAATGCACGTCCACATTCTGGAGCGTGGCGCGGGCCTGTGCCTCCGCCTTGCGTGCTCGCTGTATGTCCGGATGCAGAGCCAAGACCGCCTTCAGCATCTGCTCGGATCGGTCGTTGATTGTGTACGTCTCGCCGTCCTTGCCCACGACCTCGCGCGGAAGCCCGGACGTGCCCCACTCGATCGCCACGTCTAGCGCGCGGTCAATGCCCTGCTGTCGAGCCTGCTCCAGCTCCATGGCAAACACCGGGTCCGATGCGCGATATCGGTAAATGGTCTGGATGCTCACCCCGGCCTGCTTCGCCGCCTCCCGGATACTGCCGACCTCCGACAACACGCCGAGGAACCGCTTCTGCTTCTTCTTGTTCTTCCTAAAAGGGGCGATAGCCTTGTGGGATGGGCGCGTCTTCGCCGGCAGCGCTGGCTGCTGCTTGCTGTTCGAGTTGCTTGGCTGTTTCTGCGTCGACATTTTCTTCTTTTAAGTTCGACTGCCACAACTGGTCGGAGTTGGGGTTGTAAGCAATGTAGTACTGATTGTACGCTTTGACCAGGAACCGGTCATCGTCGATGGCCCCGAGCAAAGTTCCGACCCGTTCCGACTTGCCGTTGCTGATTGTCACGTGCGAGCCGGGCCGCCGCTCCGTGCTGTCGAGCGTGTATTGTGGCATATTCATGGGCTATTCGCTCGCTTTCTTGTCTTTTTGGTGCTTATCGAATTGGCGCAGTTTCTCGACCATCAGCGCGTCCTTGTCCGACGGCTGGGCCATAATCCCCCGCTGCTGACAGGCGAGTCGAAGCTGTCCAGTCGAATACTTCCGGTACTGGTTGTGGGACGGGAGCGACACCGCCGGTTGTTCGTAGTCCACGCCAGACTCTTCCCGAGGCTTGGCCGCGACTTCTTTGTACTTCTGCTCGGCTTCCTCGAGTGTGACTTGCTTCATCTTGGCTGCTTGTGGAAGGTCGACACCGGTCCAGTACAGTTCCGCCCACGATTCGGGAGCGGGGGCGCGCTGCGACTTGACGATGTTCTGCTCCGGGTCCGCCTTCTCGAACAGCTGCCGGCCATCTTCCCACGCCTGGAACTGCTCGCGTCGCGCTCGCTCGCGAGGATGAAGCCAGTCCGCGGCGATGATCGAACCCGGCTGTGCTCGCTCTTGCTGCACCAAATGCACCTGGGGATGCCCAGTGTTCGGGTCGATCAGCGAATACATTTTCGCTATCTGAGTATCTGACGGGCAGGAATCGCTTTTGAGCACTTGCTGGATCGGTTCGACCCAGACAGGCGACTGCAACCGCCGCTCGAACTTGTCCAACTCTCGTTCCAGCCCCATCATTGCGTCGTGAAACTGAGCGCCGGGGATAACGACTTCCGACTGGTCGAATTCCTGTAGCCGGAGCCGGAGACGAGCGATTGCCGTCTCGATAGCGCCGACGAACAGAGGCGGGCACGGTCCAGCATCATAGACGGCCAGAAACGATTCCAGCCGCTCCCAGAACCGGGCCGGGGGCACGCTCGACTCGTCATCGGAGTTGGCCCACGTGTGGTAGATCGCGATAAACTCACGCGCTCGGCCCATCAGCGCGTAGTGCTGGGTGTCGACCGGGTTCCAAGGGCTCGCCGCCTTCCGCTGCGGCTCGGCCGTGGGACTCTGTGCTGGTGCTTGCGTCGCCATAAATGCTCCTCTGTGTGAAGTGGCTGAAATGACTTGTGGAATTGTACCATAGAATACGGGGAGGTGCCAATCAAGACTCACTCGCCGCCAAATACTCAACTTCCGTCGCGACTCGGTCACCCCTCGCAACAACACCACGCAAACGGCAAGCGCTCCGGGTCCACGTGTGTGATCTCGCCGCCTCGCCACCGCTGGCATCAATGCCAAAGCCGTTTGTATAGCGGTTCTTCAAACGATCGCATTGCCATGTATGTGACGCGCGCTCTGGTGTGACACACCGATACCCATGACAGGCCCGTTCAACAACGTATTACCAGAAATCACGCCAATCACACTATTACCGATCATTGAGCCGTGTTTTTGATCTCGCGAGGTAATCGCTGTAATGTTACTGGTAAAATGATTGTCAGTAATTTCAGCCCCCGTGCCAGATACATAGCCAATATTCGATCCATTTGCCCCATGAACCACGGCGGTAATTTGGTTAACTGTCAGCCCGTTTCCTCTCCTAGCGTAAATGTCACGCCCCCAAGTTGCTCCGTCCTTTCCCTGGATGATTGAGCCATTCTTACATCGGAGGTAAAAATAGTCTGCGACCTGCGGCGATAAAGTCCCAGTTCACGTTCCCGCCGTTGTCAACGCAGTTGTCCGCCGCGTCGATCGTGTTGCCGCCCGATGCGTCTGAATTCGAAATCGTGCTATTCGAAGCGATCGGAGGGGAATCAGCTGCATCTACGTCGGCATCGGTCCACGTCACGTTGTCGACATCAAACGCCCCTTGTGCGTCGATCAACCCGCCGCCCGTGCTATCATCGACTGTTGTCGCGTTCGTGCCCGGCGCTGATAGCGCCCCGGTGATCGTCAACGTGTTGGAATTGATGTCCAGTCCGCCCTGCGTGAGCGTTAGCGAATCAACTTCGACATCGCCACTCAGTGTTACAGTTCCAGCTGTCTTGTCGATGTCCCAATCTTCAGTGGCTTCCCCGGCGAAATTGACTGACTGACCTGCGGTGCCCGAAAAGGTAATTAGTCCCGTACCTTTCCGCCATTCAGTGGGGCCAAGAGGTATATCATTCTTGAACGTCATGTTCGGGTTGTACGTTGAATTATCAACCGCTGTAGTTCCATCGTGCCCAAAGTCACATTGACAATCGAAAATGAAATCGCCTTTGAATTCGATATCGTCGTTATTGATTCTGAACTCTGTAGCAACATTGAAAGTGACCGTACCCCCTGTGGCTTCGCATAGTTGCCCTCGTACTCCGGACTGTCTGAATTCAAAATAGCCGCAGTCTATAGTCGCACCCGACTCTATAGTGATATCCCTTCTAACGTTTAGGAGATGAGCACCTGTTACGACCCCCGTTGAAGCGATGTAGGTTCCATCCAGGGGAGCAATACCTTCAGTTGCAAGGTCAAGCGTTCCTTCCACTGTCAGCGTGCCGTCGCTCGGCATGATGTTTTGATTCAATGTCAGCGTGCCACCTGATGCGATGGTCAAGTCATTCGTTCGAATACGACTCAGTGTCCCTACTGATGTAATCGATCCTTCGATACGAACGTTGTAAGCATCGCCAAGACTATTACCGGCTGAAAATGTCTTACCGGTTCCTGTCAGAACAATTAAATCCCCACCTGTCTTGTTGGTATCTGCTGCTTCGGTATCAAGGTTGCCGCCAATCGTTGTTGTTGCATCACCCCAGTCAAATTTTCCGGTCGTATTTGCTGCGAAAACATCATTAGTGATGGAATGGGAATAGCCGCTGTCGGCCAAATCTAAGATCCCCGTATAGGCCGCCTCAACCGTCAACGAATTGATATTGATTGCAACGTCGCAGGTACAGTCTCCCAGTCCGTTCCCATCAAACGTGACATCGTCACTGGCCCCCGGTACAGACGCACCG